AGTCAGGAAGCTATAACACAACAAACTTAGACCTTAATCAGTGGGACCTTGCATTATTTGATATTCAAACATACACTGATATTCAACTTAATGAACCAGTAACATTATCTACCCCTGTTAAGATTAAAGGTCAATCTAGCGGTGCTACAGGATACCTTAGGTATGATGTTTCTAATTCTGGAATTATTACAGCATATAATACTAGAGGAACATTTATTGTAGGGGAAAAGTTTACCTTTAATGAAGTTACTGATCTGAACAGAAGTTCAACTTCAGTTATTACTCACGAAACAAATGATGTAAAATCTGTTTCTCAAGTTGATGGTTCTTCTATCGACTTTAGTGGTGATATTATTCCAACTCCAAATCTTTTTGTTGGATCTGCAGGAATTACATCAACTTCATCAGGTATAAGCACAGTATCTGTATCACTCAATTCTGAAACAATTTTTACCAATATTGCTAAGGTTGGTAATCTTGTAGCATATACAAAACCAAATGAAACAGTTCCCACATACTCCAAAATTGAAACCGTAGGAGAAAGGTCCTTAACAATTTCTGGAATTACTACTGTAACTGGAATCAATGATGGAGCACTTCCTAATGAAACTATTAATGTAAGTGATTTTATTATTTTATCATCAAGATTCCAAACTGAATTTGATAATGCATTATATACTCCTTTTTCTAGACCTTTTATTTCTAATGTAAACTTAGAGAATTCTTCTCTTGCTATTAGAAAAGAGTATGCAGTAACAATTACTTCTGGAGAGACAAATACAATATCTGCTGGTTCCGATCAAACTTTTGCACCTTTTGATGAAGAAAGGTATATCTTAGTAAGATCTGACGGTTCTTTTGAGGCACTTACTGAAGATAAGTTTGTATTCACATATAATTTAAAGGAATTAACTATCTTTGGATTGGGTTCAAATTCATCTGCTAGACTTATCGCAACAGTATATAAGAGTTCTGTTACAAATAAAGTTAAGAATAAGAATAGAATTAAGTCCATAGTTATTGATAAATCTAGACTTACGCAATCTGGTGCTGGATCTACTACAATTAATGATGGATTAACATATGGTACATATCCATACGGAACAAGAGTACAAGACGAAGAAATTTGTCTCTTAGATCCAGATATCACAAGAGTGTTTGGTATCATCGAATCTTCAGGTTCAGAAGATCCTGCACTCACTTCGATCACATTCAATTCTATTGCTAGTCCAACTAATAGAACTAATGATTTGTTAGTTGGTGAAGAATTTATTGGCAGAGATAGTGGTGCAATTGCAATTTATGTTGCCAAAAAGAATGATTTAGCAATAGAATTAACATATCTTTCTGATAGAAGATTCCAAGAAGGTGAGACTGTATTTTTTAAAGAAACTGGAATTACTGCTACTATAGGATCTATTACTTTAGGTGATAGAAATATCATTAGAGATTATAGATTTGATTATGGACAGAAAGATTCCATCTATGATTATGGAAAGATTGTTAGGAATGATGATGCATCTATTCCAACAAAGAAATTAAGAGTTATTTACGAGAGTGCATCGTACTCAAATTCAGATACTGGTGATATCACTACTATTAACTCTTACGATCAATTCGATTATTGCTCTATAGGATTTATTTCTGAGCAACTTAATAATGGTGACGTTATTGACTTGAGACCAAGAGTAGATACTTTTACTGCTTCTGCAGGATCTACAAGATCTCCATTTGAATTCTTTGGCAGAACATTCAATAATACAAATAATAGTTCATCACATATTTTAGCATCTGATGAGAGTATTGAATTAGATTACTCCTATTATCTCCCAAGAATTGATAGAATCTTCCTTACCAAAGAAGGAACTTTCCAAGTTAATAGAGGGGAACCTGCCGAACTTCCAACTCCTCCTGCAGGATTGGATGATGCTATGGAAATTGCAAGTATTTCTATTCCTGCATATCTTTGTGATGCATCTAAAGTAACAATTGAACTTAGAGATCATAAACGCTACCAAATGAAAGATATTGGTAGGCTTGAAGATAGAATTAAAAATCTAGAGAATATAACAACATTAAACTTACTTGAATCTAGTACAGAAAATCTAGAAGTAAAAGATGCGAATGGTCTTAATAGATTCAAGTCTGGTTTCTTTGTAGATGACTTTACAACTAGAACTAATCAAGATAAGACTGGAACAGTAAAGAACTCTATTGATGCTGAATTAGGACAGTTAAGACCTGCTCCATACACAACAGAAGTAGATCTTTTAATGGGATCTAAGTCTTTAATTGGTATTGGAGTAACTGCAGACTCTACTGTTGATACCAGATTTGCTACTGATTTAGTAGGCAATAACGTAAGAAGAACTGGACAGTTAATTACTCTAAACTACACAGATGTGTTAAAGGTTCAGCAACCTTTCGCAACTAGAGTCGAAAACGTAACTCCTTTCCTTGTTACTAGGTATAATGGTACTATCGAACTCTTCCCATCATCGGATACTTGGACAGATCAAGTAAGAACTGATGCTAAGAGAGTTGAAATTGATAACTACACCGAAACTGAGCAAGAATTAGTTGCTGCAGGGTGGGATCCTCAGTCAGGTTATAGTCCAGTTACTTGGGGTGCTTGGGAAACAACATGGACAGGTCAAACTACTACCTATCAGCATTATAGAAGGTATCGTTATGGTTGGTGGGGTTATTGGCCTTATTGGAGAAGAAGATGGTGGAGACGTAGATATTGGGGTTATCCCTACTACTGGGGTTATTGGGGACATCATTACTGGTGGAACTGGGGTTATCCATACTACTATTGGGGTTGGCCTTGGTATTACAGATATAAGCAGACTACTATTGCTACTACCACCAAGACTGGTTATAAGCAGAGAGAAGGAACTAGATACAAGCTTGAAGAGAAGATTAACACCTACTCAACAGGAGATTCTATCATAGCAACAGATTTCATTACATATATGAGATCTAGGAATGTAGAATTTACTGGAAAGAGGTTCAAACCATTTACTCAAGTTTATGCCTTCTTTGATGGTGAAGATGTAAACAGTTACATTATACCAAAACTGCTGGAAGTTTCTATGGTTTCTGGTGTATTTGAAGCAGGAGAAACTGTAATTGGTATTGATTCTCCGACTTCATCTACTTCTGAGAACGAAGTTTCTCAGGAAATCACTACATCAATTCAGTTCAGACTTGCGACAGCAAATCATAGATATGGACCATATAATAACCCAGATGATATCTTCGTAAATAATCCATATGATTCTGAATCAACAACATCACTTCCAGAAAATTATTCTTCTACTACGCAAATTCTGAATGTAGATACTTATTCTCTTGCAGAACAACCTCAGGGCGATTTCTTTGGAAGAATTGTAAATGGAATGATACTGAGAGGACAGAGTAGTGGTGCAGAAGCAAAAATTACAAACATAAGACTTGTAACTGATTCTGTAGGTACTGTCATTGGTTCATTCTTTATTCCAAATCCAAATGTAGCATCAAATCCAACTTTCGAAACTGGAACTAAGTCCTTTAGACTTACTAATAGTGATTCTAACTCACAAATTGATGGAGTTGCAACTACAAGTGGTGAAACTAATTATTATGCACAAGGAATTCTACAAACACTCCAAGAGACAATTGTTTCTGTAAGAAGTGCAAGTATTTCTTCGGAGACTCTCACAGAAAGAGAGAATGTAAGTGAAACTACCACAACTGCTACTACTAGTATTAAGGATTATTGGGGTAGAACAATTCATACTTATGCTAATGGTAGGTTTGGATATTGTTATTGGGACCCTCTTGCACAGTCTTTCTTTGTTGATGAAACAAATGGTTGTTTCGTAACTAAAGTACATCTGTTCTTTAAGACGAAGGATGATCAGCTTCCTGTTATTGTCCAACTTCGTCCAATGTCGAATGGAGTTCCTACAACTGAAATTTATCCATTCAGTGAAGTTACAATCGAACCAGGTGATATTAACATCTCCGAAAATGGTTCTGTTGAAACTATAGTTACTTTCCCATCACCAGTATATCTGAAAGGTGATACTGAACATGCTTTAGTTCTTCTTTCTGAATCCACAGAATATAATGTTTATATTTCTAGACTTGGTGAAATTGATATTACCACTCAGGATTTACCAGAATCTCAGCAGGTTGTTGTAACTCAGCAAGCATTACTCGGATCTCTGTTCAAGTCCCAGAATGGTTCTACTTGGACTCCAAGTCAATATGAAGATCTGAAGTTTATTCTCTTTAAAGCAGAATTCTCAGATTCACCTGGTGATTTTAACTTCTACAATCCATCATTGAATTTTGGAAATAAGCAAGTTGCAAACTTACTTCAAAATCCATTAAATCTGAATGCGAGAAAGGTAAAAGTTTCACTTTCATCTACTATTTCCGATGCTGATCTTGCTCTTGGAAATACTATTCTCCAACAAAACTCCAAGGCAACTGGAAACTATGTTGCATTTGCAGGTGCTGCTTCTGGAAATCTTACCATTATAAATGACGGTATTGGATATCCAGATGGATCTTATACTAATGTTCCTCTAATTAATCAATTATCATCTGGTAAAGATGCTACTGTAGATTTAACTATATCTTCTGGATCTATTGTTTCTATGGGAGCAACTATTTCTGATGGTGGTTCTGGATATCAAGTTGGTGATGTTCTTACTGTAGGACAACTTGGTGGAAGTTCTCTTGGAAGAAATATTAAACTTTCTGTATCAGAAGTATCTGGCAATAATCAAATTATTTTGGATAATGTACAAGGCGACTTTGTAGTCGGTGCCGGAAATACTATTCAATATGAAAGTTCTGCTGTAGGTGTTGGTACTACGGTTCTTAATGGAGGAAGTGGTCTTTATATAACTTCTATTGAAGATTTTGATGAGTATTCAACTGGTCTTCATATCAAAGTGAATCATAAAAATCACGGAATGCACTCTGGATCAAACAAAGTTAATATCAGTAATGTATATTCTGATATTAAACCATCTTTCCTTGCGGATGATTATTCTAATGAGTCTACTGCTGATATTAACTTAACTGATATGTTAAGTGGCGAGTTTGAAGAGTTTGAAAATCAACCTGTATCATCTAGTAATCCTGGATATATTCTGATAGGAAATGAGATCATTTCTTATGAAGGTGTGGTTGACACTACTCTTACAGGTGTTACGAGATCTATAGATCAAACCAAATCGTTTGGTTATACTTCTGGAACTCCCATATTTAAATATGAACTTTCTGGAGTATCTCTGAGAAGAATTAATAAAACTCACGATCTCCAAGATGCTAATGATTTAGATAGACCTAGAGGTTTAGATTATTACTATCTGAAACTTGATATGGGTCTTGACGGCAAAGGTCCAATTGGAATCAATGGACCAAATGGTCAGGTAGATAGAACTACTGAGGTTGTATATCCTAAACTTTACTTAGATCAAACTAAGAATGCTGGTGGAGTGAATATTCTTGCAACACAAAATATTCAATTTGAGATTGTTAAACCCATTATGCAACAAATGAACCTTACCAATACTTCAATGACTGGTAAGATTAGAACAATCAGTGCTACTAGTATTGATGGAAGTGAAGAGTCATTTGTCGATCAAGGATTTGAACCAATCAGTTTGGATTCAAATACTACATTATCTACACCTAGAATGGTTGCTTCTAAGGTTAATGAAGATTCTTTACTTGGAGATCTTCCAGGAAACAAATCCTTCACATTCAATCTTCAGTTAAACTCATCTGATCAAAATATCTCTCCTGTGATTGATTTAGATAGAGTTGGAATGATTTTCAACACAAACCGTGTTAATGAAGCAATTGATAATTATGTAACTGATTTTAGAACTTCTACAATTGCTGCTGATCCATCATCATTCGTTTATGCTACAAACACAATTACATTAGAAGTTCCAGCAACTTCCCTGAAGATGTTCTTAAATGCACATGTTGATGAATCTGCTGACATTAGAGCGTTCTACGCGATTATGGAAGATAGCACGGAAGAAGCAATTTACTATCCATTCCCAGGATATAATAATCTGATTAAAACTGGACAAGTTATTGATATTTCTAATAGCGATGGCACTCCAGATAATCAGGTAGCTGCTTCTGAAAGTGGTGACGTTGAAGGTGAAGATGCAACATTCAGAGATTATGAGTTTACAATTGATAATCTCCCAGAGTTTAGATTCTTCAGTATTAAACTGATAGGAACTACAACTAATCAGGCAAAACCACCTAAGATGTCTGAATTGAGAGTAATTGCCGTAGCATAAGGAGTGATTTATGAATAGTGAAGAAATGAATATGAATGGTATGATGATGCCTCCACAGTCGCCTTTCTCGCCTGTGGAGGGTCACAACCACCTCTTTAGAGATGAAAGGACAACTGCAATAATTAATACTGATATGGACGCTTATGAAAGTTACAAAAAATCTAAAAAGATAAAAGAGGCAGAAGTTAAAAGAATTGATAATCTTGAGGATGATTTGAAGTCATTGAAAGATGATCTCGGTGAAATAAAATCTTTATTAAGGAGCATCGCAAATGGATAATGATTATTTTAAAAAACTTTCTACAAGTATAGATAGTATTAGTGATGACGTATATTAAATTATATTTAAAGCAGCAACAAGCGGTATTTAAAATCTAATGGCTAAACCATCAACAAGACAACAATTAGTAGATTATTGCTTAAGGAAGTTAGGTGCTCCAGTTTTGGAGATAAATGTTGCAGAAGAGCAAGTTGATGATCTTGTTGATGATGCTCTCCAGTATTTCCAAGAAAGACATTTTGATGGTGTTTATGGAGCATACTTAAAGTATGAACTTACACAAGGTGATATTGATAGAGGAAAGGCAACAGGAATATCTGGTGTTGGAATAGCGAGTACTTCAGCAACATCTACTATTGATGGTTCTGGAGTTAACTTTGATTTCTACGAAAATAGTAATTATTTAAAAGTACCAAACCACGTAATAGGGATCAATAAAATATTCAAATTTGGAGGAAGCAACTCTGTTTCTAGTGGAATGTTCAGTATAAAATATCAGTTGTTTTTGAATGATATTTATTATTGGGGATCTACTGAAATGCTGACTTATGCTATGACTAAAACATATCTCGAAGATATTGACTTTTTATTGACCACTGATAAACAAATAAGATTTAATAAAAGGCAGGATAGATTATATCTAGACATCGACTGGAATTCTGTTAATGCTGGAGATCATATCGTTATTGATTGTTATAGAATGATGGACCCAAATGATTATGATCAAGTTTGGAATGATTCTTTTTTAAAGATGTATCTAACATCATTAATAAAACGTCAATGGGGACAAAACCTGATTAAGTTTCAAGGAGTTAAACTCCCTGGCGGAACTGAATTAAATGGAAGACAGATTTACGATGACGCAGAAAGAGAGTTGGTAATGATAAAAGAACGTATGTCTTCAGATTATGAACTTCCCCCATTAGATATGATTGGTTAAGATTATGTTAAATCCATTTTTTCTTCAAGGATCAAAGGGTGAGCAGAGTTTAATTCAAGATTTGATCAACGAACAGTTAAAAATTTACGGAGTTGAGGTTTATTACCTACCCAGAGAATATATGACTGAAAAGACAGTCATAAAGGAAGTAGTAGAATCTCAATTCACTAATGCCTTTCCAATTGAAGCGTATGTAGATACTTATGATGGGTATGGAGGGCAAGGCACATTACTATCTAAGTTTGGTATTCAAGAAGTAGATGATTTAACTCTTATTGTATCAAAGGAAAGATATGAGGACTACATTTACCCTCTTGCTAAAGATATTCCAAATGTAAAACTTGCTTCTAGACCTAAGGAAGGAGATTTAATATATTTCCCATTGGGAGATAAGTTATTTGAGATCAAGTATGTAGAGCATGAAAAACCTTTCTATCAACTACAAAAGAATTATGTTTATGAGTTAAAATGCGAACTTTACAGATATCAAGACGAACTTATTGATACTGATGTAGACTTCATAGATGATAGTATGGAAGATGAAGGTTATATTCAGACACTTCAACTAGTTGGTATCGGATCTACAGCAACTGCAATTGCAAATATCGTTGATGGTGGAGTTAGATACGTTTCTGTAACAAAGAGAGGATCTAGTTATACTTCAACACCAACAGTTGCATTTTCCTCTTCTCCTGGAATAACAGCAGTTGGTTTTGCAACTATGATTAAGGGTATTGTAGATCTTTGTGAAGTATCTCCAGACCTTTCTAGAGTCCAAACTGTAAATATTTCAAACTCCGGTGCTGGATATACAGTTGCACCTATGGTCACTTTCCTTGGCGGAGGAGGATCTGGAGCAGAAGCAACTTCTTACATTGGAGATGGTGTAGTTGGAGTCATTACTGTAACTGATGGAGGAAGCGGTTATGTACAATCTCCAACGGTAACTTTCTCTGATCCATCTGGAATAGGATCTGTTGTAACTGCTACAGCAGTAGCAAACTTAAGTGCTGCTGGAATTATAACTTCTATTTACATCACAAATGCTGGACTTGGATATACAGAAGCACCAACTATAACTATTTCTGCTCCACAGTCCGTAACAGGAGTAGGTACATATGTTTATAATGAAGAAATTGTTGGCTCCGATAGTGGAACTACAGCAAGAGTTAGATCTTGGAATACAACCACTAATATATTAGAAGTTTCTAATCTCTCAGGAAGTTTCACTGCAGGTGAGACCCTTGTTGGCCAAGACTCAGGAGCGGAATATTCAGTGAGAATAGTAAATACAGATAATCTAGCAGATTCTGGTGATTCCGACAACTTGGCAGGAAATTATGAAGACAATTTCGACATTGAAACTGAAGCTGATGCAATTTTAGATTTTTCAGAAACTAATCCCTTTGGGACTCCATAATTTATTTTTGTTAAATAGTTAACATAATTACTATAGAAAGATGTTTGAATACTTTTATAACGAGGTTTTCCGAAAAACCATTATTGGATTTGGAACTCTTTTTAATCAAATAAGAGTAGAAACAAAAGATGATTCTGGTAATACCAAATCCTCAATAAAAGTTCCTCTTGCATATGCACCTAAGCAGAAATTTTTAGCAAGATTAGAGCAACAACCAGATTTGAATAAATCTGTTCAATTGACGTTGCCTAGAATGTCTTTTGAATTTGTTGGATTAAGTTATGATGCTTCGAGAAAACCAACAGCCACTCAAACATTTTTAACTAAATCCCCATCAGGTGGAACTGGAATTCAAAAACAATTTCTTCCTGTTCCTTACAACATGGAATTTGAACTTTCAATATATACGAAACATAATGATGATATGCTTCAGATTGTTGAGCAAATTTTACCGTATTTTCAACCAGCATACACTATCACCATTGAATTATTAGAACCAGTAGCAGAAAAGAGAGATATACCTGTTAGATTAGACAACATTGATATGGAAGATAATTATGAGGGTGATTTCTCTGAGAGGAGAGCATTAATATACACTTTAAGATTTACTGTAAAAACACACCTTTTCGGACCTGTTGGAAAGAGTGCAGAAAAAGATATCATCAAAAAGGTTTCTGTTGGTTATGTTGCGGATGGAAGCACAAGAGATGTTACTTACTCCGTAACCCCAGTTGCAGCAAAAAATTATACTGGACCATCAGTGACTACATCTGCTCAGGATATACAAATAGCAGATACAACTATAGAAGTAGTAGATGCTTCTTCAATTCCAGAAAATAGTTACATAAGTTTGAATAGTGAAACTTTATATGTGAAGTCGAAGTCTGGAAATACTTTAGTTGTAGATAGAGGATCCTATGAAACAACAATTGCTAAGCACGTACTTGGAACTGAAATCTTCACCATAGATTCTGATGATAATGCACTCATAGAATTTGGTGATAATTTTGGTTTTGATGGTACATTTTAATTGAGGTAATATATGAAAGGAAATTTTGATGAATTAGATGATGTTTTTAATACTTCATCTGAAATTGTAGAATCTTCTATAGTTTCTAAAGAAACTACTCCTATTGAGGATAATTCAGAAGAAAAAAATGAATCTGAAGATACGAGAAAAGATTATGAATATACTAGAGGAAATTTATACTCTATTATAGAAAAAGGTCAAGAGGCGCTTGATGGAGTTTTAGAACTCGCGCAGGAAAGTGATTCTGCTAGAGCATATGAAGTTGCGGGACAAATAATAAAAAGCATTGGAGATACGACTGACAAGTTATTAGACCTTCAAAAGAAACTCAAGGATCTTGAAGAGGATAATACAAAGAAAGGACCTACAAATGTTACTAATGCTTTATTTGTAGGTTCCACTGCAGAATTATCTAAACTTCTAAAGCAGAACAAAGAAGAAGAATAAATAATAATTGTAGATAATACTTACTACCTATGCTTAGTGAAGGCAATAAAAGTGGAGATAGTTCCTTAAGGGATTGGTTCAGTAAGAGTAAATCTTCTGATGGAACTCCTGGTTGGGTTCAATTAGGTGGTAAGTATGCAGGAAAACCCTGTGCAAAACAACCAGGTCAAACCACAAAACCAAAGTGTGGATCTTCAAAGATGAAGAGAAACCTCAATAAAGACGAAGAGGAAGCAGCATTTCGCCGCAAGAATCGACAAGAACCAAATCCAGATAGAAAAGGTAAGGCAAAGAACGTGGCAACTGAAGCAAAAGAAGAACTCCGATATTGTCCTAAGTGTAAGAAAACAGAGAAAAGATCCGACTGTGCTTATGGGACAAGTTATTGGGACAATAATGCTGAACCAATAACAGTAGAAGAAGGCAAGAAAGATGCTTGCTACCATAAGGTCAAATCACGTTACTCTGTATGGCCATCCGCATATGCATCTGGTGCATTAGTAAAGTGTCGCAAAAAGGGTGCAAAAAACTGGGGAAATTCTACTAAGAAAGAAGAGTTTAGTCCTGCACAAATTGCTGCATTAGAAGCAAATGGATTTGTAGAACTTGATGAAGCAGGAAAGAAGTGCTGGAAAGGTTATAAGAAAGCAGGAACTCAGAAACTCTTCGGCAAGACTTATAACCGTTGCGTAAAAGAAGGTTCATTTACTATTGATCCAAAAGCACATAACAAAGAAAAGCGTGCTGCAAAGATTGGCAATCTTGCTAGAAATACTTCTAATCCTGGAGAGAAAGCAGCAGCAGAGAAAAAAGCAAAAGGTCCAAAACTTTATGGCGAAAACATTACTATTGAAGATGCAAATGGAAATACATTTGCAGAAGTGATTGATATTATTAAACCAGAACCTTTGGTCTCTAAAGTTGAGGAAGCAGTAAGAATTCCATCCAAAACTGGAAACATTGTTACCGTTAGTTTGTCTTGGAGAGGGAAAATCTTTATGATTAAAATGTTCTTCCCACAGACATCTAAACCAAGTAGATCTGAAGTTCAGGATCAGATCCAGAAAGTATATCCTGGAAGTAGATTGAACTCTTATTTTGTCTCTGATTTTAAACCAGGAGAGCAACTTCTTCATGTTTCTGAAGGTGCTGCCTGGACTAAGAAGGCAGGTAAGTCTGAATCTGGTGGTTTGAACGAAAAAGGAAGAAAATCTTATGAAAGAGAGAATCCTGGTTCCGATTTAAAAGCACCTTCGAAAAAAGTTGGCAATCCACGTAGAAAGTCATTCTGTGCAAGAATGAAAGGAATGAAATCAAAATTGACATCAAAGAAAACTGCTTCTGACCCAGATAGCAGAATTAATAAGTCCCTTAGAGCGTGGAACTGCTGATATGAAAAATTTTAAAGAGTTTCTTTCAGAAAGCGTAAATATTGCTGGTGATTTTACTGGAAATCTTTATATGAATGGACAACCAGAACAAGAACAAACAAACGAAGAAAACTTTTATGCTGATGTAGTTTGGGAAGGTAAGATTTACCGACTACAGTTTGCTACTGAGCATAAGGGTCTTCCTTCCAGGGAAGAGTTGGCAGAGCACATTCAGAATGAGTATCCTGGTGGAATTGTCCATAACATCTATCCAGTTATAGAATCAAATAAAAATTATAGGGTCAAATCTGTAGAAAGATATCAACCAGAAGCATTGACTTGGAAAACTGAACTTTGAGGTAAATTATGGCAAAAGATTTTTTATGGGGTGAAGAGTTTAAACTTGATGTTGCTCGGGGTAAAGCAAGAGGAGCATCAGTAGTTAATATCTTTGGAAACAATGATGCTCAAACAGTAGACTTTAGAGCAGTTTGGGAAAACTCTGATAGTGTAGATTATGTCTTTCCACCTTCTCCCCTACAGATGGATGTAAATAGTAATGCCGCAGATGCTGGTGTTTCTATTAAGATTATCGGATTGACTACTGATTATGCAGAAACAGAAGAAGTTGTAGCACTTGATGCTACTGGAATTTCAACAACATCCACACCATTTCTTCGTATTAATACTGTAGTAACAATTGCAGGAAATGCGACAAATGATATTACGGTAGGTCAAGGGTCTACAACATATGCTCAGATTGATGCTGGTAGGGGTAGAAATCAAGCATCAATTTATACAGTCCCAGATGGATGCGAATTTTATCTGTATCGAATTGATGCATTTACTGCAGATGGTTCTCAACAAAAAGCAGGTAAGTTTAGAAACTTTGTAAGTCTTCCTAATGGTGTTAACTTGAGAGTGGCAGAGGTATCATTCTTTAATAATATGAATATTCAAAGAAGACTTCCTTTTAGATATTCATCAAGAACTGATATTGCTTTCCAAATGGCAACATTTAGTGGAACTCATCCATGTGCAGTATTTGGTGAAGGTATTTTAGTCAAAGAACTTATGTGAGTGAATTATGAGTGACGTATATCTTGGTAATCCACTATTAAAAAAAGCAAATACTCCTATTGAGTTCACTCAGGAGCAAATTGAGGAATTTGTAAAATGTAAAGATGACCCTGTTTATTTTGCAAATAACTACATAAAAATTGTTTCTCTAGATGAAGGATTGACACAGTTTCATCCTTATGATTTCCAAGAGAAACTAATTAATAGGTTTCATGAGCACAGATTCAACATCTGTAAGATGCCTCGTCAGACTGGCAAATCTACGACTGTTGTATCTTATCTACTTCACTATCTTATTTTTAATGATAGTGTAAACATTGGTATTTTGGCAAACAAAGCAGCAACTGCAAGGGAATTGTTACAGAGACTTGCAACTGCTTACGAAAACTTGCCCAAGTGGATGCAGCAGGGTATTATATCATGGAATAAAGGTTCTATCGAATTAGAAAATGGCAGTAAGATATTGGCAGCTTCTACGTCTGCAAGTGCTGTCCGAGGTATGTCATTTAACATCCTCTTTCTCGACGAATTCGCGTTCGTCCCAAATCACATTGCTGACTCGTTCTTTGCATCTGTTTATCCTACTATTACTTCTGGTAAAAGCACCAAAGTAATTATGGTTTCTACCCCTCACGGGATGAACCATTTTTATAGGTATTGGCATGATGCAGAAAAAGGAAAGAATGAATATATTCCAACTGATGTCCATTGGTCTGAAGTTCCTGGACGTGATGCAAAGTGGAAAGAGACTACGATTGCAAACACATCAGAAGCACAGTTCAAAGTTGAGTTTGAATGTGAGTTCTTAGGTTCTGTTGATACTCTGATTGCACCATCAAAACTCAGAAGTCTTATTTACGATAATCCAAAGACAAGAAATGCTGGATTAGATGTATATGAAGAATCAAAAGAAAATCATGATTATGCAATTACTGTTGATGTAGCAAGAGGAGTTAGTGAAGATTATTCTGCTTTTGTTGTTGTAGACATCACAGAATTTCCTCATAAGATAGTTGCGAAGTATAGGAATAATGAAATAAAACCA